ACAGAAGAACAAATAAAAAAAGAAGCTGAGAGAGCCACAAAGTTAGGAGTAGCACAGCTAAGAACTGCGTATGATTCTTTTTTCCTTAAAGATTTAACTCTAGGCTTTACTCACGCAGATGCTAAAGTGTTATCTACGTTAATGAAAGACCCAGCTTTCGGTAAGACAGAGTTACAAAAAAGTCTATTTATGGAAATGGGTGATGTAGCTAACCATGCAAATATTGACACTGGTTTACTTCGTATTGCTAGAAATTTAAATAAATTAAACACTCTATCTGATAATATGTTTAAGAGAGCCATACTAACTAGAGAGTTAAATAAAGCGTTAATGGCTGTAGACGGAACTACTCTTAATGACGTTTTAAAAGCAGGAAAATTTAGTACCATATCTGATAAACTAATTGGTGAGGGTATGGAGAAAGCACTAGACTTTACTTATCAAACAGGAAGGTTTAAGGGTAAAGAAGGTGTATTTAATACAGCGGCACAAGCCTTTATTGATGTTTCTCAAACGCAACTAGGTTCTACATTTGTACCATTTCCTAGATACTTAGTAAATCAATTTAGATTTGCATACGAACATGCACCTATACTTGGTTTGTTTGACTTCGGTTCTGGAATATTAAATAAGTCAGATGCTGCTGATAGGTTTGGTAAGCAGATGGGTGGCTTGGCTACATTAGGTGCTTTATATGCTATACGCGACCACTATGGAGATGAAACTACAGGTGCATTTGAGTATAAAAATCCATTTGGTTCTGGACTAATAGATGCTCAAGCATCGTTAGGACCATTCTCTGTCTTTGCTGCAGTAGCCGACTTCTTTTATAGAAGAAATAATCCTGATAAAGTTAATGCACCATTTGAATTAGAGACAGCAGTTAAAGCATTAGGTGGTGGTCAATTTAGACCTACTGGTTTAGGCTTGGTGGATGAATTTTTTAAAGAGTATCAACAGGGTGTAGACACTGGTGAAAATGATTTAGCTATAAAAAGAAGACTAACACAGTGGGCTGGAAACTATGCAAATACATTTACTGTGGGTGCAGGATTTTTAAAAGATGTCGTTGCTACGATTGACCCTGAATATAGAATAGTAGCAGATAATAATGATATTAATTTAATAGATTACTTTTTCAAGCAAGCTACTCGTTCTTTTCCTACAACAGTTGAACAAGAAAATAAATTTTTTGGTGCAGACATAGGTAGAGAAAAATTCCAAAGTCCAACTAGAACTACACCTTTAATTAATGTCAATCCTTTTATGCGACAGATAACAGGACTAACTCAAAGACAACAAAGAAATGTAGCAGAAATTGAATTTGATAGATTAGGACTTAAATGGTTTGAAATAACACCTAAGAGAATAAAAGGCGACCCTGAATTTACATCTAAAGCAAAAGCATTGATGGCTGAATCTGTGGAAAATGAGATAACTAATTTTATTTTGTTTGACGAAGATTATAATAATCCTCAAACAAATAATATAACTAAAAAAGCTCTGATAAAATCTATGGTAAATAGTGCTAGAGGTCAGGCTAGGAAAGCTGTGTTAAATCCTAACATGTATAATATCGAAGTTGATGGTGAAGTAGATATTGAACTAAGAGACAGATTAAGCCAAGCTAGGTTTCTAGCATTAAGCAAGGATAAAAGAGTAATGGTTGCAGATTACTATAGAAGTCTGACAAAGGCAGACGGTTTAGAACAAGAATTAGGAGATACTAAAGATTATAATGCTGCAATGTACATATATAAAGAGTATTTTGAGTAAAATAAAAGGGGCAATTAAGCCCCTTCTTTTTTGTTCTAATTCTAGTGTACAATCACACACAGTATTAATTGCAGCCATTGTAAACATGTAACATAACCATAGTAATAATATACCTGCTAGTATGTATATAAGTAAATTACCTAGTATCTCCACTGCCTTTGATAGCATCCCGTTGTTTTCTACTCTCTAGTTTATCTAAGTTCTGTGAAGCAATTACAGACAAAGACACACCTAAGTCTTGCGCTAGTGCGGCACAGTACCATAGCACATCCCCTATCTCAGATGCAATCTCTATCTTTTTTTGTTCTAACTCTTCTGTGGTAAAGCCATCACGTATAAGTTTCTTTGCTTTATTAGCAACCTCACCAGCCTCACCAACTAATCCTAAAGCTGGGTAGGTTATTCTGTATGATTCAGGATAGATTGCATACACCTTTGCTTTCTTTTGATACTCGTTTAATTCCATGTTGCCATACTTCTCCTCTTGCCATTTAAGCATTTCATATTCAAGCCACGTCACTTTCTTTTCCTTTAAATGCTTTGATTACATCAGAAGAAAACAACTTCTGTAAGTTTAATAAATACATACGTGCTGCATTATTGTCACCACCAGACACAGACCTCTTGTAATCTAGGTTCTTAATAATTCTTTTTAAACTTTTCGTGTCAAATACCAGCGTAGCAAAGGTATCTTCCCCGATACATAGATTATGAAACCAGAAATCTGATTCCGTAGCGTTGATTCCACTTGGCTTACCATAGCATTCGTATTCAATTGCGATGTTACCTGTCTTCTGCCACACATCTCTTTCACTCTTAACCTCTATCTTTCCTTGCTGTAACATGTCAGCAATCTGCTGTTCTCTAACTTCACCATAGGCTAAGTCAATATCAAATTTCTTTCTATCCTTAATGCTCGGTTTTAGTGTCGTCATATTCATACACATCTCCTCTTTGTACTAGTTCTAATGCATCCCATCTACCCTGATACTTAGCAACTTTATCTAACTCTACATTTATTGCTTCCATGATATCAGAATGTTCCCCGATACCTACTGAATTTGTAAGGTATAACTCTACATTGGATACATGTAACTGCATATTTGATATTGCATTTGACTTTAAAACATTTATTATTTTTTTTCTTTGCATATACTATTTGCCTAACTATGTGACAAGTTCATCTGCGGTGGTGGGCGTTATAAATTCAGGTTCTTTTTCTTCTGATAAAGATTCTACTAGACTTGATGCATACGTATTTTCTGCTACTTTCATTTCTTCTAATAAGAATCTTGCCTTACGTATTCTTTGTCGCAAATCAATTACATGAGATAGAATGATGTGTTCTCTATCATCTAAATCTGATATATCGTACTCTACTCCACCAACTTTTAACTTTGCTTGTTTTTGTTCTGTTGCCATCTATTTACTCCTACGCTGTTTAAGTAACACTATTGTATTACTTTTTGTTTAAATCTATGTCTAAAGAATACTATTATATTAATTATAGTATTTATAGATATAGTGAAAAGCATTGCTACTTCCCACCAGTTTGCTACATAATTTAAAACCATCCTAGCTTGACCCCATTATGTATGATAATAAAAAAGCAAGCAACCAGATGAGTGAGTACCCAAAAGGTACGTAGCATAGCTGCAATATCGCTTTCACTTTCATCATCTGTTATCTTGCTACCAATTGTTTTTGCCCATACTCTCCATGCTTTACTTCTCATAGTTCTTTCTTTGTAACTCCGTATAAGCTAGTCGCAATATGTCATGTCTGCGTATACCTATATCTTCTAGTGTGCTGTCAGGCAATTCTTGTAACAGATGTATAACTTTTCTAGTCCTACGCCAATCTATAACATATCTCATAAATCTTGTCAAGTAATTTTCTAGTGCTAATTTTTTCATTCTTCCTTATCCTCTATCGTGTTTTCTCATTGTAAAGTGACAGTCTCAGTGACGGGTAACTGTCTGGTGTAGCATTCACACGTAAGGGCTATTATGTACACTAGCTCACCCTAGCCGTATCTACCTCATATACTGCTTATTGTCTTATATTATATTAAGTATTACTATCATTACAATACACATTATAATAATAATAATATCGTTATCTACTTCTTTCATTGTATCTCCTACTTCATGCCGCAGTCAAATCTACGACTTCACATACCCCTGCTGAACAGGCTAACTCACGTCCACCAGATGTGTTATCTTCTTTCTCAAACTCAGGTAACAAAGACCAGTCAACTGTGTCTGGCATACGTGCAAACAACTCTGTGTACTTGTCCTTGTCAATGTCCTGATAAGGTGCTTGCTGATATGTATGCTCACTGAATGGTAAGAAGCTAATGCCTGATACCTCATCAAAGTTCTCATACACCCATGAACCTACTTCCATCCATTCATTCTCCTTCACAGAGATTGTAACAGATGGCTTATGCTCACACCAGTGACGTTGATATAGTAACCATAAGTCTAACTGCTCAATAGCTGTCATGTCAGTGCGTGTAACTGCACCAGAAGGTGACTTCATAGGAAAGCTAAACACTGTTGTGCTGTCAGGTTTCATAACGTCAGGCTCTGATGGTATCCCTTGTGCAGTTAAGAACTGTGTTAGTGGGTCTTTATTATCTCCACGAACAGTACGAACATAGTATGGATTGTGTCTGGCGTGAATGCCTGATGCACTATCAACAAGTTGGCTGACCGTTCCACTTGGCTTGACACAAGTGATAGCAGTAGATTGTGGTATGCCTAACTGTTCAGCAAAAATTTTATTTGTCTCTACAGCTGCAGCTTTTAGTTCTTCTAGTATCCCACTAATATTAGGACCATACGTACCACTCTTACCTGAGAGTATTTGATTGTCTAAGATACCAGTAAGAGACACACCTAGTAGTCTTTCTTCTTCCGTGTTCTTTTTCCATATGCTACGTAAGTATTTAAAGTCTGTCAAAGTGGATTGGAAAGTGCCTAGTATTGTAGCAAGATGTACTTTCTTACGTAATGAATCTACATTATCAGATGAACGTGCCACTACCTCAGACAGGTTACAGAATTGGTAGGGTCGTAAAATAATTTCACTACAAGGATTGCAACCAAAGTTAATGTAGCTTGACGCATCTCTGTGAGGATGCATAGTGTAATGCGAATCTGTGTCGTCAAGCATAGGTGTATTATGTAATTTACGTCTTCCATTCTTTGCTGCTTGTTTAACAGCAGACTGACGATTAAATATACCACGCTCACCAGACTTGCTATTATACAATGATAGCCACTCACGCATGAATGTACCCATCTGTGGCTTCTCTTTGTACGCTACAGAGTTATTAGCTAACGCACGTTGTCCTTCATTCTCCCACCACTGACCTGACTTAGCGTGTGCCATCTGGTCATCATTAAGATTAGATAAGCTGATAAGTGCTGAACGTCTTACACCACCCACAACTACAACCTCACCAATCTTACACATGATATCGTGACACTCAATAGGATACAGCCTACGTCCTGTTGCACCCTTGAACTTCTCAATACAGAAGTTAAACAACTCAATCAAAGGCTGTGGTCCTGATGCTCTACCACCAAATGTCTTTAGCCTTGCACCTGCTGGACGTACCTCTGATACATCCCACTTTGGTATTTGCCCGGCATACAGCATAGCAATCAGTTCACGTAGAGCCTTTGACCATCCCGGTCTACTGTCACCAACCTTGATTACTGTGTCGCTGTACTCAAGGTGTTCATTAACTGAGGGCAACTTGTCTACTGCATTACGCTCCACAGAGAAGCCTACACCTGTGCCACACATTAGGATGTACATTGTCTCATCAAATGCTCTAGGGCTGTCTACAGGTACATAAGAACAATTATAACCACCTACGTGGCATCTGTCTAGGGCAGGTCCTGATGTCATCAATGCTCTCATGCTTGGCATTATACGTTGCTCAAGCACTGCTTCTTCAAGTTCGTTACGTAATGAACGAGACAACTCAAAGTTACAGGTATCTTTTAAATGCTTAGTCATGTAATCAAAGTAACGTGTTACTGTCTCACCCCATGTCTCACGTCTTTGTTCATCTTCTTTCCATCTAGCATAGCGAGACAATGCAATAAAGTTTTGATAATCTGTAGGTAAAAGGTTGCTTATCATGTATTCTTCTCCATTTTTGTTTTTATATATTTTATTGTCAGTCCATCTACATCATACAATATATCACGCAGTAGTTCTCTTATTTCTTCAGATGGATTTTCATCAGCAGGTATTTGATAATCGTCTTCATCTACTTCTAAGGTAATGTATACTTTAACTATCATAATTACAACACATCTTTACCGTCTATTTGATTGATACGCATCTGACCATACCTAATCATTTTTTGTATATCTAATTTTTCAGATTCTAGTAACGATAATCCTTCATACTTTTTGTCTCCTGCCCGGCAAATATACTTTATACAATTGCCTTTATAATATGGTAAGTCATTTCTCATTATAAATGTAACAGGTTCAATAATATACTGAGCGTAATGGGCAGGTTTATTAACTATGTCGAAACGCTCTAAGGCATCTAGTTCTTTTCTTTTATTTTTCATAAACTCTTCATGTCCTACATGTGTCATCTTACGTATTCTACTCTGTATCTTTTTTAAAGTTTAGTTTAATGACATTACCATCTGTGTATTCAATGTCTACCATTTTAACATCATCATTATACGCCTCTAACATAATCTCAAAGTCTTCTGGATAGTGTTCCGCTACATAGCGATGGATAGCTTCACGAACATGAGTGTCTATTTCCATAACAGCCACAGAAGATACCATCATTTTTACAAAGACATCTATACCAGCATATGCTTCTGTTGTCAATACAGCTTTTGGTGGATATATAGCAGTTACATCTACGTCACCACTCCAAATATTTTTTTTGTTAAAGATAGGCTTAACATGTATGCAAAAATCTTTCTCTCCGAGTTCTAAGTTTTGTTCCATTATTTTATTTTCCTTTCTATTTTATTAAGTGGAAAAGAAATAAACTTTGAGTGTTTATTTTTACCCTTTTCTTTTAACCAATCTTCAGGTATTATTCTATCGTAATATTTAAAGTTATATTTAGTACACCATTCAGCATAAGTAGACTTTGCACCCTTGCGTAGTTTTCTTTTACTATTTGTAAACACAAATCTTATATCTAAAGCAGGATGTTGTTTGCTTATTTCCTTATGTTTTCTTCTGTCTTGTGTAGTAAAGAAACCTTTTGTCTCAATTATTATACCATTGTCTAATACAAAGTCAGGTGTGTAAGTTCTGTAAGTTAGGTCTTCCCATTGAATCTTAATACTTTCGTATTCAAACTTGATATTTAATTTTGTAAGTCTATCTGCGTTAGTGAGTTCTAACCCACTTCTATAACCGTGTTTAAGTGCTAACCTATTCTGTTTGTAGCGTGAGGATTTACGCAACTTGATACTCATGTGCTAACTCTACATAATTAACAATCTTAGGTTCTTTAGCTTGAGACTTTACAGCAGGTAATTCTTTTAAAGTAGGCCAACAACTAA